GAATACGATGGGTCTGGAGCAACAGGAACAACTTGGTATGATAAATCTGGAAATAATTTAGATGGAACAGTTACAGGAGCAAGTTTAGAGAACAAAATAGAATCGTTAGAGTTTACAGGAAACATAGGTGGCTCTTCAACTTCAACAGGTTCGTTTGGTAGAGTTTATTCTGCAGGCAACTCTGTATTTGATGGTGATGTAGTCATTAATGGTAATGACACTAATTATTCTCAACTTTCTATAAAAGGTGGTTCAGCTGAATCTGGAATTAAAATGATTGACTCAGCTGATAATACAGATGGGTGGGTTTATGCTACAGGTGGTGCAATTGGATTTTTAGATGATGACGCGAGTTGGGCTATAAAACACACTACAGATACGGGAACTGATTTTCTCGTTAATAATACTACAGTATCTCAAATAACATCCACAATGGCAATAAGCGGCTCATCAACTTCAACAGGTTCGTTTGGTTTTGCCGAAGTAGCTGGAAATATAGTAGTTGGTGGAGAAGCACATACAGCAAATAATTGGATTTCAATTTATGCTAAGGACGGGGATGATTTAACTGGGGGCGGTATAACATTTTATGAGACTGATTCCGGGGGGGTGTATAGTGAGAGTTCCCCACCGTATGGTGCAAAAATTGTATATAATGAGGACAGTGAATATTTTAAAATTGGAACAATGGCAGTTAACAGATATAAATCTCAAATTAATATGCCACGCGACTTGGATCAAGTGCGATTTAGTGGAAGTGCAATGCCAGCAGTTGATGATACATGGGATTTAGGGCATACAAATTTTCGCTGGGACGATATATATGCTACAAATAATATGATTCAAATATCTGATAGAAATTATAAAATACAAATATCTGGTTCAAATCTTGGCTTATCATTTATAAATCAATTAATACCAGTAAGTTATCAGTTTGTAAGTGGATCTTCTGGTAGAACTCATTATGGACTTATTGCACAAGATATTGAAGAGGTATTAAATACTAATAACATGCCTTCGAGATCATTTGCTGGATTTATAAAAAGTACTCATGCGTCTGATGATACTGGTGAGATGGTTGCATTAGATACACCCAAATATGGATTAAGATATACTGAATTTATAGCCCCATTAATAAAATCCGTACAAGAATTGTCATCGGAAATAAATTTTCTAAAAGCTGCTATTACTGGCAGTGATGATTTAGATGAATTAAAAGCTTTGATTCAATGAGTATTTAATATTTATAAGTGAATAATTATGAATAAACTAGTTAAAGAAATAATAAAACCTATTATAGAAGCTGATTCGGATATAAAAAAAATTGTGGCGATATATCCGGGAAGGTTTCAACCATTTGGACTGCACCATAAGAAAGTTTATGATTTTTTGAAGAAAAAATTCGATGATGTTTATATAACAACGTCTGATATTAAAAAGCCCCCCAAACATCCAATGAATTTTAAAGAGAAAGCTCGTCATATGACTAAAATGGGGATACCTTCTAGTAAAATTATAAATGAAAGGTCGCCGTATAGGGCAGAAAAGGCGTTAAAGAAATTTGATTCTACTAAAACTGCAGTTGTTTATGCGGTTGGTAAAAAAGATGCGGGAAGATTATCATCGGGAAAATATTTTAAAGATTTTAATTCTAATAAAAATAATTTAGAGGGTTATAGAGAGAAGGGGTATGTTTTACAAGCGCCCCATTTTTCAATAAATGTGGGGGGTAAAGAAATTTCAGGTACTGTAATAAGAAATCTATTAGGATCCCCCAATATAGAAGATAATGAACGAGAAAAATTATTTAAACAGGCTTTTGGTTATTTTAATACGGGCATTTATAATATGTTAACCAATAAATTTAAAAAATTGTATGAAACAGAAGAGTCTGATTCAATAGATGAAGATATAAATATTCCACTTAATATAGGTGATACAGTGTTAATGGGGAAATTTAAGAATAAGAAAGTAGTTGTTAAAACAATTGATTGGAATGAAAAGGGAGATTTATTGATAAATGGAAGATTCGCAATGAAAATGCGTTTATTGAAAAAAGTAAATATATTTGATAGCGATATAACGGAAGAGCAAATTTTGAATTTCATTTTAAATACAGATTTTTCTAAAATGATTAAAGAAGTATCTAACGTAGCCGCCTCAGGAATCCATGCTGTTGATGATGGCCCGAGATATTGGTGGGGAAACCAAAAAAGTTATAGAGCCAGCACAGATAAACAGGCCAGAAAATTGGGATTTCGAGTTGTAAATTATATTTTAGGTAACGAAGAACTTCCAATCTATGATACTAAATATCCTGATGGTCCAACTGGTAAGGTGTCATATTTTCCTGTTGGAAAAGCTGGAGCTAAAGCTGGAACATCTGTAATGGCTGACGCAAGAGGTCCCAAAGCATATCAGATGTGGATTACGCATATAAAAAGGGTTTCAGAAATATTGGGATATAAAATTGTTGATTTCTTAAATGCTGATTTTTCTATTGAGGGTAGTAAAGATGAACCAATAAGTTATGACGATCCTAAAAGTGAAGCTCCCTCCGATATGGAGTTAAGAGATGATGAAGAACAACATGAAGATTATGAAAAAGTAGAAGAACAAATATTCACAAAAAAATGGTGGAAAAATATTTTAGTGGAAGAAACTTCAAGAATTGCCGCCGGTGAGCCTGATACAGGATATACACATCCAGGCAAGAAAAGATATTTGCATCCTTCTGATATGCCAGAAGGAATGTATCAAACTGAATTTCCTATTGCAGATGATCCGTATGGAGCAGATGATGAACAGCAAAGAATGTATATTAAAATAGTAAAAGATAAAAAAGAATTAGAAACTCCGATCCCATCAGATGATTCAGTCACTGTTGGAATTGGTGGAAAAGGAGAAGATTTTGTTAAATCTGTTAATATTGAAGATTTTCAGGCAATATCAAAAGATATTGAAGAGGATATTGCATTTACAAAAAAGTGGTGGAAAAGTTTATTATTAGAAGGTGGGGCGTATGGTCATATGGCACATCCTTTTGATGACTGGGGATTAACATTTAAAGATTTAAAGAATATAATTGAGTTAGGGTTATCAGGTAGGTTAAATCGAGAAGATAATGTTTCAGAAAAACTTGATGGGCAAAATTTAATGGTTAGTTGGAAAGATGGCAAACTTATAGCTGCTCGAAATAAAGGTCATTTAAAAAATGCTGGCGAATCTGCAGTCGATATTAAAGGAATGATGACCATGTTTAAAGGTCGGGGCGAAATTTATAATGCTTTTGTATTTGCAGTAAAAGATTTACAAAAAGCTATCGGTGGTTTATCAAAAAAACAACAAGATAAAATATTTATGAATGGTAAAGCATTTATGAATCTGGAAGTGATGTGGCCAAAATCAGCTAATGTAGTGAATTATGATTTAACGCAGCTTGTTTTTCATGGTGCGATTGAATATAATGATGCTGGCACCCCAGTAGGTGAAGTGAAGGGCAGCGCTGGAATTTTAGAAGGTATGATTAGGCAAGTTAATCAACATGTTCAAAAACATTATAAAATAGGAAAACCACAATTTCTTAATGTTCCGAAAAATCAAGATTTTGCAAGTAGAAAAACGTATTATTTTAAAAAATTACAAAAATTTCAAAATCAATATGCGATGAATGATTCTGATACATTCGGTCTTTATCATCAGAGATATTGGGAAGAATTTATTAACAATGCAGCAAAACAGATGAAATATAATATTTCAAATAAAATTTTACAAAATTTAGTTAAGCGATGGGCTTTTCATGATAAGTCATATAAAATTTCACAAATAAAAAATGATATTAAAGACGATAAATTTTTAGATTGGATATTATCATTTGATAAGAATGATCATGCAAAATTTGTTAAAAGTAATATGAAACCATTTGAATTATTGTTTTTTGAATTGGGGGCTGAAATATTAAAAAATGTTAGTGGGTTTTTAACAGTTAATCCGAATAAATCGGTTCAGGCAATGAAAAAACAAGTTGATAAGGCAGTTAGCAGCATTAGATCTGGGGGTAATATTGAAAAGATTAAAAAACTTAAGGCACAACTCGAAAAACTTAATTCTATTGGCGGGATGGATGCTATTGTACCGTCTGAGGGATTGGTTTTTAAATATGGAGGTAAAACATATAAATTTACAGGAGCATTTGCGCCAGTGAACCAGATAATAGGAATGCTCAAATTTAGTAGATAAATTTAATATGTATATATTTATATATAAATAATGAATAGAAAAATAAATCAAATAAAGAAAGCACTCGATAGTAAATTTGGTAAGAAAATACAAGTTAGCATGCATTCGGAAGAGGTAAAGCGAAAAGAAGGAGAGCGATGGGTTGATTATAAAGGATTAACCTGGGAAATGAAAGATGGCAAAAAACAACAAGTATTTAAAGTTAATCATAGTAAACTTTATACTTGTAAAGACTGTGATAAGCTTATTCTTAAACAAAAAGATGAAGATACATATAATAGGTTTAACAGGTGTTTTTATTGTCAAATTAATTTTGAAGTTGACTTGAAAGCTGCCGGAGAATGGAAGGATTGGGTGATTGGGCAGGAAACAGAAAGGTGGAAGAGTATTGAAAAAGACGTAACCTCACTTCTTAAGGAAATGTCAGAAGAAGAAAGCGCGTTTGATACTACAGTAGCAAATGCGTTGGCAAATGAAAATATAGCACGGCAAAAAAGGAATCTAAAAACATGAAAAAATTCTTAAAAGCACTTGTGGGTATAATAGTTCTCCTTATAGCGGGATCATCAGCATATTCAGCATTTAAAAAACCTAAAGAATTAAAAAAAATTAAAAAAGCTATAAAGGATAATAAAAGTCAAGAAAAAGAAATTCAAACAAAATTAGACGAATTAGAAAAGAATAGAAAGGGCAATAAAAAAGAAATTAAATCATTGAAAACCAAATTGAATAAAATAAATAAGGAAGTGAATAAAGCTGAAACGGTATATGAAAAAGATGATGTCGAAGCGGCAACATCCCTTCTTAAAAAGATAGGATCTAGAAATGTTTAAAAGTAAAATAATTTTTTGTATTTTATTTATGATTAGTTTTTTAATAAGTCAAACTACATGGACTGATGACGAGATTCTTAATATATCGAATACTATTAAACAGTTAGAAGTTTCAGATAGTTTAAAAACTGAAAAAATTGAAACTTTAGAAACATTAATTCGGGTATATGAGCGACAAATAGAGTTAGATTCATTATATGTTAATTATAAAGATAAAAAATTAGATGTTCTTCAAGAAAGAATTGACCTTTTAGAAGAACAGATTGATTTTATGGAACCTGGGTGGTATGATTCTAAATATATTTGGTTTGGGTATGGGGTTTTAACTATTTTAGTATCGAGTAAAATTGTGCAGGAAACACTTAGATGAGTGATGATATAAAGCAAATAATACGGCGAGAATATTTAAAATGTGCAAGTACACCCCAGTATTTTATGAGAAAATATTGTGTTATACAACACCCCCAACGCGGAAAAATGAAATTTGATTTATATGATTATCAAGAAAAAGTTTTAGATGAATTTATAAATAATAATTATAATATAGTTTTAAAATCAAGACAATTAGGAATATCTACATTAATAGCCGGATATTCTTTATGGTTAATACTTTTTCATAATGATAAAAATATTCTTGTTATTGCTACAGGAAAAGATGTTGCGAAAAATCTTATTACAAAGGTGAGAGTTATGTATAAAAATCTTCCATCATGGTTAAAGTCAAAATTAGAAGAGGATAATAAATTATCGTTAAGATTTGTTAATGGGTCTCAAATAAAAGCTATCGCTAGTAATGATTCGGCGGGACGTTCGGAAGCTCTTTCACTTTTAATTCTCGACGAAGCTGCTTTTATAGATCGCATTGATGAAATTTGGACAGCGGCCCAGCAAACACTAGCAACGGGGGGCGACTGCATAGCTGTAAGTACTCCTAATGGTATAGGAAATTGGTTTCATAAAACTTGGATTGATGCAGTTGATGGTGAGAATGATTATAATTTTATTGAGTTACCGTGGAGTCTTCATCCTGAAAGAGATCAAGAATGGAGAGAAGAACAAGATAAAATTCTTGGACCAACTATGGCCCAGCAAGAGTGTGATGCGAACTTTCTGACATCAGGAACTTCAATAATAGATCCGCAGATATTGCAATGGTATAAAGAAAATATGGTAATAGATCCTGTAGAAAAGGGAGGTGTAGATCAAAATTTATGGATTTGGGAATATCCGGATTATTCTAAAGAATATTTAGTAGTAGCCGATGTCGCGAGAGGAGACGGCACAGATTATTCTGCAATGCAGGTTTTTGATGTGGAAACTCTAACTCAAGTTGCTGAATATAAAGGACAACTATCAACAACAGATTTTGGTAATTTTTTAATAGAATTATCTACAAAATATAATGATGCATTACTTGTTATTGAAAATAATAATGTGGGGTGGGCTACAATACAAACCGTTATAGATAGAGAATATAAGAATTTATTTTATCAGTCTAAAGATTTGCAATATATAGATGTACAGCATCAAATACAAGGTAATAAATATAAGGTACATGATAAAAATATGATTCCTGGGTTTTCTACAACGATTAAAACTAGACCATTAATTATTGCAAAAATGGAAGAATATACTAGAGAAAAATTAACACATATTAAATCAGTTAGGTTGATAGATGAATTATTTACGTTTATATATAAAAATAATAAAGCGGTAGCTATGAATAGTTATAATGATGATTTAGTAATGTCTTATTCTATTACATTGTGGGTAAGAGATACCGCATTAAGATTAAAAAAAGAAAAAGATGATTATCAGCGCGCTATGTTAGGATCATTATTAAGTAGCAATAAAGGATATGATGGGGGGTTTTCTAAAGGAAAACCATCTTCAAAAGATGATAATTGGGAAATAGATATTAATGGGGAAAAAGAAAGTTTAAAATGGCTTTTATAATACGGTGAGAGGTACTTATGGCAGAACAAGATAATATATTTAATAGATTAAGAAGGCTTTTTAGAAATAGTATTGTTGTTAGAAAAACTTCGGATAATCGTTTAGTGGTAAAAGATGTTGATTTTTCTCAAGTGGGATTAACGTCTAATTTTATTGATAGATATACAAAATTGATGGGAACTACAGCACACGCTAGCGCTCAAAATTCTAGGAATGCTTATGAATATGCCCGCAGAGAACTGTTTAGAGATTATGAATTAATGGATACAGACCCCATTATTTCATCAGCATTAGATATATATTCTGATGAATCTACATTAAAGGGTCCAGATGGGCAAGTATTAAAAATAAAAACTAATAATGCAAAGCTTTATAAAATACTCCATAATCTTTTTTATAATATTTTAAATATTGAGTTTAATTTATGGTCGTGGATAAGAAACTTAACTAAATATGGTGATTTTTTCTTATTTTTAGATATAATGGATAAGTATGGAATAGTAAATGTTAGACCGATGTCTCCATATGAAGTATCAAGATTAGAAGATCATGATCCCAGCAATCCTAAGCTAGTTCAGTATGAGCTTATTGGTGACACCAATGCTTATGGTACGAATAAGAAATTATATGAAAATTATGAAATAGGTCATTTTAGACTTTTAACAGATTCAAATTATTTACCTTATGGAAAATCAACACTTGAAGGTGCGAGGCGAGTTTGGAAACAGTTGACATTGATGGAAGATGCGATGCTTATTCATAGAATTATGAGAGCACCAGAAAAAAGAATATTTAAGATTGATATTGGAAATATTCCACCAAATGAAGTTGATAATTTTATGCAAAAAATTATTAATAAAATGAAAAAGATTCCTGTTATTGATCAAAATACTGGCGAATATAATTTACGTTATAATGTCGAATCAGTTACTGAAGATTATTACTTACCTGTTCGGGGAAGTGATAGTGGAACTGAGATTGAAACTTTACCCGGATTGACAAATGATAGTGCTATCGATGATATTGAATATTTACGTAATAAATTAATGGCAGCATTAAAAGTTCCGAAAGCTTTTCTCGGATATGAGGAGGGAATAGGGGCGAAAGCTACTTTAGCAGCAGAGGATGTTCGATTTGCACGCACAATTGAAAGATTTCAAAAAATTGTCGCATCCGAATTAGAAAAGATCGCTATAATTCATTTATATGTGCAGGGATTTGAAGATCACGAATTATTAGATTTTGAGTTAGAACTTTCTCAACCTTCAATGATTCATGAACAAGAAAAATTAGAACTTTTAGAAAGACAGATCGCCATAGCTAGAGATTCAATGGACACTAAAATATTTAGTCGTGAATGGGTTTATAATAAAATATTTGACTTGAATGATCATGAAAAAAGTAATATTTTTAATGGTATTATTGAAGACAGAAAGCAAAACTTTAGAATGGAGCAAATTGAAACTGAAGGAAATGATCCAGCCACTTCCGAAGAAGCCGTCGGAGAAGTTGCAGCTGAGCCGGGACAGTGGGGTGGATCTGAAAAGGGACCACAGTATTCAGATGTAGATTATGGAAAGGCCACGTCAAAGGATTTAAGAGATGCTGGTAAATATGAGCCAGCTCGGTTTGATAAGCCAGAATTTAAAGGTGGAAGCCCCCTATATCCAGGAAAGGGAGCAACGATTGTTAAAAAGGAGAGTGTATTAGATGAATTAAAATTAAGATATGATAAAGATGTTAATAATGCAGCTCTTTTAAGTGAGGGCGCACTGTTGGATGATGGGGCTAGTGATATGGAAAATAAAGAGGGGGAAAAATAACAGTAAAGTAGAGATAAATTTACAAAAATTATATTTATATATGATAGTATATACGCAAAATAGTGGAGACTTTAATGGCTAAAAAAATTGTCCATAAAAAAATTAGAAATACGGGATTACTTTTTGAATTTTTACTTAGACAGATTACTTCTGATGTTTTAGATAAGAAGAAAAAAAGCGCAGCATTAAAACTTATAAAAGAAAAATTTAACTTTAATACTGAATTGGGTCAGGAGTGGAGTCATT